GCTGACCCAGCCACGAAACACATCCACCGTGCCATTCGGAAAACGGATTTTATAGGCCCGGACATCGCCGCTTTCAAACCAGCCTATAAGCCCTTTCTGGCCTTCCTCTCCCGGTTTCCAGGCCAGCGTAAAACTGGTATCACCTGCAGATTTCTGCCCCTGCCCGGTCGCGGTCCAGTCCGCGTCTTCATCATCCAGGTAGTTATCATCGTAGGATTCTGCCGTCATCTCGCCCGGCGTCAGATCCTTCACCTTAGCCAGTCGCTGCCAGTCATCGTCTGACAACGGGTTTGCATAAGCATCACCCTTGCCGTTGTAAACCCACAGAGTGGTACCGGCACCTTTTACCGGCTCAAGGGGATTTGGTGTTGCCATATCGTCCTCACATCTCGTATGTAATGGAATAAGTCAGATCTGCAGAACTCCATAACGCCATATCGTCATCACGACGATACTCATAGCCCTGCGTAACCATCGTGGTAATCAGTCCTGCCAGTGCCGGGATCGCGGTCATCGCCGGGTAAATCCGGCTTTCCATCCACTGATCGAGCTCTGAATCCGGTACCTGTGCCGGTAAAAACACCTCAATATGCAGTGTGGCCCGCCAGGTATCTGCATCCAGCTCTTCACCGGTATACTCTGCATCCGTCAGATAAACCGCGATCGCAGGAAAATCCTCTTCGTCAAAAACAACGGGGCGACCATCAAACAGCGTCGCCCCGTGTTCATGCTGCTCGAGTGCATCCAGCACTGCGGCACGAATGTCAGTGTGTTTCATCGTTTTATCGCAATCCTCAGTTGTTGTTTCAGCGCGTATGCCAGTTCTTTAGGCAGGCGTTCACGCCGGATACGGTCAACATTCTCATCAAATGCCTGTTTCAGTGGGGCCGCCATCGGGATTTTCACCACATCAATGGGGTAACGGTTTTTCCCGGCCACACGCTGCATGACATGCCAGCGACCATTTTTTAATCGCTGAATAAATGCCCGCTGATACCGATGCTGACCGGCTTTAAGTATGCTGTTCGGGCGACGCCCCAGCATCCTGATCCCCAGCTTAATCACAGGGAGATCACCGCGGTTAACGATAATTCTGGCATTCGGATTTCTGACCGTCGCCCGTTTCAGTCTGGACCGTTCCTTAACCAGTTTCCGGCGAACCTTTGTCTCCCGGGCAACCTGTGATGAAGACTGATTAATCGCCGTTGTGGCCACGCGGTTAATGGCCATTGCTGAAGCCGCCGGAATGGCGTTTTTACGAACCCGGCTCAGATTGTCAATCGCCTGATCAAGCCCTTTTATCGCCATAATTTCACCCTGCGTTTATCGTCGCCGGTTAACTGCGGGTGGTTGACCACGGTTGAGCCAGAGATAACAGCTGCCCCCGTCATCCGGAGAAACACGATCCACCCAGAATATCTCACCATTAATGGTCAGCGTGTCACCACGCCGCACGGCACGAACCGTATCCGTCCGCACAAATAATGACGGGCTGCTTCCTTCAATACGGACCCCGCCACCGGCAAACCCCAGCGACTCCGGATCGTCAAAAACCCCCTGAACTTCGCTGCCACACTGTGCCCCCGAGGTGAACTGCGCACAGAGCCCCATCACTTCAACGATCGTACTGTCTACCCCGGCGAGGGCAGCATCAAAGGCATTCTGAAAATCACGCATATTCAGCCGTTCCGTGCTGTATCATGGCCGTTGCCAGTGATGATGGCACCAGAACACGCATACCCCGTAACGCCAGCTCAACGGGACGACCTGTCTCCGGGCAATACCCCATTACTTGCAGGCACTTCCGTACCCGGACGGCTTTAACATCATCCGGAGCATCCGTGTTGTTCAACTGCTCACCATCGTCTGTGTGATTTTGATCAGCCCCGCTCTCATCAGAGTGCATAATGCCCTCCGGGGAAACAGCAAGCTCCTCTTCCCACTCAGACACACGTTGAGCAATATCCGCAGCACTCCCCGACATATCCGCCTCGCGCCCCAGCAGGCCAGCCAGTTGACGAAGACGATTCAGATTTTCTTCTTTTGTTGCCATCTCAGCCTCCTGTGAAAAAAGACACGGGGGCATTTCGCCCCCGCTCACGGATTATTTCACCTGTACCACCACAAACTCATCCGGATCCGGCAGCACCATCAGCGGAGCGGACTGCGTCATGGTGAATTCACAGGACGGATCGCCCACGGTCAGCCAGTGTTTCGGGTAACGGGAAGAAGCCACCACTCCTTCAGACAACGCCTGTGCATCCTTAATGGCACCATAGCAACGAATCCCCTCTGCCGCCGTATTCCCCAGCACCAGCATGCCCTCCGGCAGATAACGTTTTTCGGTACCGTCCTCTGCCACATAAGACGTTTTCGCCACCACAATGGCCAGATCGCCGTAATACCCCTTGAAGGACACCACTGCGCCCAGATCTTTCACTGCCGTTTCGAGTTGTGAATTTGAGCCGCGACGGGTATCCAGTTTTTCGCGGAACAGCTTAAAGCCATTCAGCAGACGCCAGACCGTACCGTCCATAATGGCGATATTCACAAGGCCGCTGGCCTGATCGCAGTAGAGGTCAATATCATGCGTCGGATCAAACGTATCACGGTCCTGCTCAGACCATTTTTTACCGTCAGCCTGCTCAATGTTATTTCCTTCAGAGCGCCCGAAATCCACCTCGACAGTATCAAACTGATCCCCTTCCATGGTGTATTTGCCATACAGCACGGCATTCACCGCCTGCATTTCTTCCACCTGGACAATGGCGTGCTCTTCCTGTTTGAGGTTATCGGTAATGATACGCAGACGACGGTAGGCCGGGTCGTTCAGCTGAGCCGGATCTTCACCAGGAAGGCGCTCAACCGCCTGCTGGTAATTAAATTCGTGTTTGGGCTTGACGTAGCCCGGACGTAACACGCGGGTTTCACCACCGCGATGGCGAAGCACTTTTCCTTCAACGATCGGGGAGACATAGGCCGCCACCGGCGTTTTTCCGGTAATTTTGTCCAGCATCACCTCTTCGGTGTGGAAATTCACCGTACGGCGGAAAAACAGCTCCAGAAACAGCGCACGGAATTTCACTTTTTGTTCGGTATAACCGAGTAACTGGCGGGTCGTAAACAATCCCATAAATCAGTTCCTTTCATTCAGAAATCAGTCAGGCCGCCATGGTGGCCTGATAACGTGTTACGGCAGAGCCGCGTGACTCAGGGCTGTGCCGGCAAAGGCATTTGCCTTTTTGTGTTCATCCACACTGTCAGGCCAGCGGATTGCCTCCGTCGCAAAGGTCCCCGACTTGTAATAGGTCAGCACCGTCTCTGTGCCTTCAAGCGGCAGTACCAGTATGCCAACCGCACTACCGGCTTTCTGTCCATCCCAGACCACCAGTTTCCCGGTGGCTTCATCCAGCATCAGGGGCGTCAGAGCCGGTGTTGCAGAAGAAATCCCGCTGCTGCCTGTGGCGGTATGAGCCGGATCATTACCGGCAAAAATACGTACTTCCGCACGCTGTTCAGTGATGGTTTTCGTCACCATTTTGTTAAAACCTCATATTGATGGTCAGCACTGACTTCATGGCATGGCCATGAGCATTTTCACGTCCGCATCACCGTCTGCTGACGTCTGTGACACGCCACCCCGCACCGCTGCCGGTGAATGATTCGCCATGAAATGTTCAAACAAGGCGGTTGTGGATGCAGAGACCGGTTCGGCCTTACCTGATCCCGCAGCCAGCACAGCCCGGGCGTTCTCCACGGTCATTCCCGGGCAGGCCGCCAGTTTTTCAGCCTGCGCTTCTGCCCCTTTTGCCTCATCCAGGGCCATGATCTGATCACGAAGTGAGGGCCCGGCATTCGCCTGCGGTGAGGCAGCCAGGATCGGGCGGGCTTTTTCCACCGTCATCTCCGGCATCGCCGCCAGCGTTGCCGCCAGTTGTTCACGACCTTTCGCTTCTTCACACGCCATAATGCGATCGGCTTCACTCTGCGCGGATGCCACCGGCTGCTGTGGTGCCGCCGCGGCCAGAATCGCCCGGGCCTGTTCAATGCTCATGCCCTGTTGTCCTGCCAGCATCGTGGCAAGCTGTTCACGTCCTTTCGCTTCCTGACACGTCAGGATCCCCATCACTCGCTGGTTCTCCTGCGCGGCAGCTTCCGTTGCAGTTAATTGCGGCATAGTGCCTCCTGTATCATGAGTGTTCAGCGCCGCAGCCATCACGCTGATGGCATCCGACGCATTGATTAATTCATCCGCCAGTCCGGCCTTAATAGCGGACTGACCTTCAAAAACGGCAGCCTCTGTCCCCGTGACAGCTTCCACAGACAGCCCCGTATACATCGCCACTTTTTCGGCAAACATCCGGTGCGCCGCATCAACCCGCTGCTGCATGTCCTGACGCACCTCTGCCGGTAAGGCTTCAAACTGATTGCCATCCACCTTGTGCGCCCCGGCATAAATCAGCGTGATATCCACCCCGGCCTGCGCCAGATGACCGGCATAGCTGACATGGCTCATCATCACGCCAATGGAGCCGATACGGGATGTCTGGGTAACCAGCCGTCGGGAGCAGGCCGACGCCAGCAGCATGGCTGCAGAACAGGCCGTGTCATTGCACAGTGCCCAGACCGGCTTCTGCTGACGGAGGCGGTAAATCATGTCAGCGCAGTCAAACGCGCCGGCGGCCTGCCCGCCCGGACTGTCAATGTCCAGCAGTACGCCCCGCACCTGGCTATCTGCCATTGCCTGCTGAAGACAGGCGACAATGCCGTCATAGCCTGTCATTCCGGAAAATGGCCGCATACCGCCCAGCCGGTGCACCAGCGTGCCGGTCACCGGCAGTACAGCAATACCGTTCACCACCCGGTAAACACGGGCCGGTCGTTTACCTCCGGCCATGTACTCGTCCGTTTCAGCCAGCATTCCGGGAGCATCAAGCTGTACCTGCTGTTGTGGTACCGAAAGACTTGCTGCCCCCATCTCGCGCCCGAGCGCGCAAAAGAAAACCCGCGCATAGGCGGGCTCCAGAAGCAGCGGTTCATTGAATGCTGCGGCAATAATGTGTGAAAGATTACGTCTCACGTGGTGTTGTCTCCTCTTCCGGCCTGCGACTCTCCGCTATCTGCTGCTGATACGCCTGCGCTATCCACACCGGACGTGAGAGTCCGGCTTTTTCCCGCTCTGCAGATTCCCTGACCTGCTGGCGGAAAATGTCCTGATAATCCTCGCCCATCAGCGCCAGCTCTTTCTCATACGTGCTCAGTCCGGCCTCAATGCGCATCACTGATTCCTGAACCTCCTTGAGCCCGTCAATGGCCATTCTTCCGGCTCCAATCCACTCAGCCCGTGACCAGGCTGATCGCGCCTGATAAAAATCAAAACGTGCCCGTGGCGGACGAATAATCCCCCGAAGAAGTGCCTCTTCCAGCCAGCAGGAAAACATCTGCGTGGCCAGCCGGGACGCAATAAATTTTCGCCGCCCCATAAAATAGCGCCACGACTCATTGGCGGATGCGCGGGCACTTGAATAACTGACCTTCGAGTAATCACGGGACAACTGTTCGTAGGAAACGCCAAGACCGGCGGCGATATACCGCAGCAGCGCCTGTTCAAGCGCCGAAAATCCATTGTCTGAATCCTGCGCGGTCTGAAGTTTCAGATCATCACCGGGGAAAAGGTGCGGAATTTTGACACCGCCCAGCGTCACGCTATTCGTGTCATACCAGGTGGAGAACTTCTCCAGAATATTAATAAGCGGATTATCCTTCTGCTCCTGTGGCGCGCCGGCGATATATTCAAAGGCCTTTTCGGTATCAAGTTCACTTTCAATCGTCGCTGCATACATCGCCTTCACTATGGCCGACTGAAGCTGTGTTGCCTGCAGGGAATCGAGCATCTTCAGCCGTTCCATGACGCTGTAAAACTGATTGGCCCCACGGGTCTGCCCGTCCTCCACCGGCTCGAAAATATGCAGCATGGCCGGACGCCCGGTGGGAAGTTCACGCGGGATCCGTTCCCATCGTCCACTACCAGAGAACGGAAAATCATCCTCACAGATATGGTACGCAACGGCACGACCATATCGATCGACCTCCACACCGGCCCGCAGAAAACGGTTCCCCATACCGTGTCCTGGCGTGTCCACCCGTTTCGGACTCACGGCTTTAAAACGCGTACGGAATAACTGCGTGGTTTCCGTATCCCAGACCGGCTGCACAAAGATTTCGCCGTTAAACGCATGAACGCCCACACCTTCACGGATAAATTCCGTAAACGTGCGTTTCCCTTCCACGTCGATCTCGCCAAACATCCCTTCGGCGTATTCCGACCAGGCCGCCTCCACCTCATCGACAAAACTTTTTGCCGCAGTCTCCCGCATCCCCAGCCAGCGCCAGTTCGGACGGTAGCTGATCAGAAACATATGCCCGACAATATGATCCTTATGCAGGGCCACCGCATTAGCCGCTATCCCGTTATTGCGCACCAGATCATCTGCCCGGGCATTCCCCAGACGCAACGCAGGCAGCAGGGCTGCATCGGCACTCTGCGCTGGTGGCAACCACTCCGCCATTTGCCCGCCAAATCCTGCACCGCCACCGTTGTAGCTGAGGCTCTCCCGAAGCGGAACGCCGTTCACATCAATCAGGACAGGCGTTCGTTTCATAACCTCACTCCCAGCGGACGACGGCGACGGCGGGTTGTCCCCAGTACCGACTCCGCATCATTGATCGCCCGGTTAAGCTCATCCAGAGAAGCTGCCGTATATTCAATTCTGCGACCATCTTTCTGGACAGACACCACCCGTTTACCGGTTAATAAATCAAGGCGCGCCTGACGCAGCGCCTGCAGTTCAGCGACTGTAACCATTCACTCCTCCGGACAGCTTCGCTGCCAGTTCTTTAAGGGTTGGCCGGGTCGTCTCTTCTTCCCGGGATTTTGCCAGTACAGCCAGATCAAGCTGCCAGCGTTGCACGGACACACGTAATGCCGCGTAGGCATACACCAGGCAGTCCAGCGCTTCGTTACGCCGCTTTTTGTTATCCCACAGCAGACGCATCTTTCCTTTTTCCCACTTCTCCACAAGCTCTTCCGCCACCAGTTGCTGCGCCTCTGTCTGCGAAAAAATCTCCGGATCATCAGGAAAACGGATGGCATACGACGTGGCTTCATCCGCAGGCGTGGGATCGGCTTTCATACGGGCATAGAGAATTTCTTTTGCGGTGTCCGTCCCCACTTCGCACAGATACACGCCCCGCTGATTGCGGGTTTTTGGCATGGTGATCACCGGCTTGCCATAAACAGATGCACCTTTTACCGGCAGCACCCGGAAAACACCGTGTTTTTTTGACCTCTGATAGACAATTTCGCCATCGATCCCCCCGGTGTCCCAGCAGACACGGGAAATGGTCATTTCGGTTCCGTCTGCATGGCGGTATTTTTTGTTGATCGCCACATCCACACGTAACAGCGTCTCTTCCTCATCGGGACGCCCCATAATGATGATTTTATCCACCAGAAAGGCTTCCTCTCCCGGAGCCCATCCCCAGACATACATCTCAAAACGGTTTCGCTGCGAGTCAATGCCCGCCGTCAGATAAACCACCCGGGCTGGCACCGCCGCCGTGTAATGCACGACCTTATCCATCAGTACCTGGTGATCGAGTTTTTCGCCCACGGCCTCTTCCCAGGTCTCGCCCAGCGTGGTGTTCACAAAGGTTTTCAGGCCGTTGGGATCTTTCAGTGCATCCAGCCAGTCATAGACTATCTGTACCCAGGTGGTGAACGGACTGTACGCCGTCCAGATATGGAACGTGATGGAGCGCGGCGGCGGAATTTCATTATCCGCGGCGCTGAAAAACGTCAGACCGTCACGGGTCCACATCCCCGTGTTTTCACAGATCCACCGCCCGTTGCTCTGGTCAAGCTCAGACTGATGGATCACGCAGCCATGATGTTCACAGAGGTAGAAAACGCTTTCGGGGCTGTCCTTCTCCCATTTAAGGCCAAAAGGCGTGGACTCATCGCCAAATTTCAGATACTGCGCCTCCCCACAGTGCGGGCAGGGCACATAAAAACGCATGAAATGCGCCGACTCGTTGGCCGCTTTTTCGATCTGGCAGGAGCCTTTTATTTTAGGCGTCGAGCCGCGAATGGATTTTGGCCATACCGAGCCCTCAATACGCTTATCCCCCAGCAGGGTTGGCGAGCCCTCTTTTTCGACATCCGGCTCGAACGAGGAAAGTTCGTCATAGCAGACCACGTCCACGGATTTTTCACGGTAGTTTTTGGCGGCAGCGCCGCCCAGGCACCAGAAGCCCACACCCGATGAAAAGCGTTTCAGCGTGATGGTATTATCACGATGTTTACGTCCCAGCCAGGGAGAAAGTTTTTTCAGGCAGGGAACATCGCGAATCGTCGCCTCCACGTGAGACTTCATAAAATCTTCAGCGGCAGAATCCGTGGGCTGAAAAAGCAGACTGTTTCGGGATTTATGCTCAATAAAATACCCGGCGACTCCCAGCAACATCTTTGTATAGCCAACACGGGCAGATTTAATCAGATTAACAGTCCGGATCTGATCATTCCCCATGCTGTTCATGATGGCGATCTGGAACGGCAGCGTTTTCCATTCTCCCTCACCATATGAAGATTCTTTAGGCAGATAATAATTTTGATCAGCCCATTCAACTGGCGTCACCGGCAATGCCCTTATCAGGGGCTGTAATGCTGTTGTGACAGCACTCATCATATTATTCAGTTGTTGCTCTGATATATTCATCGAGTAAATCCGGTAATTTATCCCCCGCCCGCGCACACTGATTTGCCCCCTTCGCAATAAGGGTTTTCAGATGGTCAAGATGGCGCGGTGTTAAATCAGGAAACTGTCGCTGCATGGATAAAGGGATGGAATCAAGCGTACTGGATAACGCCATTGCCAGCTTGCTGAGGGCAAAAATACAGAACCCGGTGTCAATAAGTTTTCCTTTTGACACCTCATTTTTTAACTGCTGTGTAACAGCCTGTTCTGCTGTCAGTTCCCATCTGGCAATAAGCAATTTCTCCTCATAGTCGTCTTCGCTATCGCCATCAGGCACATCGTTTTTACTTCTTCTCAGATACGATATGTAAAAATCGCGCCAGGCATCCAGATCCAGTTGCCCTCGCTTATTCGATATCGGGGCACCCGGCAATTTCTGCAATCTGCGAAGCTGGCGATCGGTCAGACTTAAATGCCTGGCAACTTCAGTCTGCGTAGCCACTCCTCACCTCGCAAAAAACTCTCACCTCACAATCACAACAAAACCGGTCATGTCCGGTTTTAGTGTCTATTTTTTGCGCATGTCCGGTTCATGGAAAGCATGTTTTTATATTTTTCATATGGTTAACTTGCAGAGAAACCGGACATGGATCCCGGAAAATTTTCATAAATAGTGAAAATCCGCGAGGTCGCCGCCCCGTAACCGGTCGGATCGCCGGAAAGGACCCACGAAAATGATAATGATTATCATCTATATAAGGTTTATCACAACATGTGTGTACGCCATCAAACCACGAGAAATAATCAATTATGACGCAGGTATCGTATTAATTGATCTGCGTCAAATTAACGTAAAAGCAACTTCAGATAATACAAATCAGCAACACTGAATATGGGGAAACATTATGTCATCAAAGAACAGAACCCGCAGAACAACAACCCGCAACATCCGATTTCCAAACCAGATGATTGAACAAATTAACATCGCTCTTGATCTGAAAGGTTCAGGAAACTTTTCAGCGTGGGTTATTGAAGCCTGCAGAAGAAGGCTGTCAACAGAGAGTTCGGGTATGAATTACATAATTAAGTAACATGGTGTTCACAGAACACGCAGTTACCGGACACATCAGTTTTCCATTCGCTCCCCGGCAGTACAGGCTTCCCCTCTGACGGGATAGCCTGAAAAAATAACACAGAAAATTATTTGTTATAATTAATATAACTTACTCAAAAAAAAGCGACGAGAAAATCAGCATCAACGAACAATAAGCGCCAATACGTGATAACAAATGGCAGCCATATTTATCTGCAGTATAAGCAATGGACAGGATAACCACACCAGAAACCGTCAGCATAAAATCCATTTGAACTTCCCCGGACAAAATCGACTCATCTAAAGATTTACAGCTCTTTTTATTATCAATATGTTAAAAGTAAAATAAACAGATGTTCAATAACACGAATACAAAAACGTGCTGAAATTCAATGAATCCATTTCTGTGTCATCAATTAATAGTGATAAACATCCGGTTTCTTCCACCATCGCACCGGACAGGCGACTATGAGGGGACAACGCCGCGCTCCGTTAACGCGGTAAACCCCGGTGTGTATCGTTTTTGATTATCCCCGCACACTCGCGCAGAGGAGTCTCCCTGTCGGGCTGCGGTCTCTGTTAATGAGGGAATACAGCGACGATACGGCGCATCAACAAAACTTATTTCAGGCACTGAGTACGGATATATTCCTGCGCCCCTTCCAGTTGCTTCTGCATCGTCATCAGCCGCTCTCTGAGGGTGAAATAATCCCGTGTAACGGTGTCTGCCAGTTGGGGGCCGGTTGCATTATCCACGCGGGCGGTGCCGGTGGCTTCACGCACGGGACCTGGACAGGTGGCGTTGATACGCAGGCGCTTACGACCAGCGGCAACGTCAGCGCGAAGAGTTTCATTTTCAGCTTTCGCATCAGCTAACTCCTTCGTGTATTTTGCATCGAGCGCAGCAACATCGCGCTGGCGCACCTGCATATCAGTAATGGTTGCGTTCGCCAGCTTCAGTTCACTGGCTTTGTTATCGCGCTGCGCTTTGTAGGTAATCGCGTTATCACGGTAATGGTCTGTTGCCATCCACAGCGCTCCACAGGCCACCAGCAGAATAACGATAAACGCGGAAAGCATTCGGTTTATGTTCACCCCAGCAGCCCCGACGAAGACAACATCATCCAGGCCATGGAAAGAAAAAGAGCAACCAGCATTAGTGAAAATGAAATGCCGACAATTACACAGAGGATCTTCGCCAGCGTTATGAGTTTGTCTGACATGCTTAATCCTCCCTTCACGATTTCAACGCAATGACCAGTTTTGCCAGCCCATACAGCATCGGGGACACAGCAACACCGACCGCCACCCACTTAATGGCAAAAGCCAGTGCTCTGCTGATGTCATCAGTTACAGGCGCTTTCAGTTCAAGGCCGTTTTTCATAGTCAACCTCAACAGAATTCGTTTATACTTTTCCATGTTCTCCCTTGCCTTATCCAAGGTCAGAAACACAAAACCCCGCTTGCAGCCAACAAACGGGGTTTTTACTTTTATTCACTTAGGTTTTGCCAGTTCTCAGGATTTCGTGTTATCCGTCCGCATTAGCCAACGTCATTTTTCAACAAAATATTCTGCTTATTTGTCAATTCCCCAGCACGCCAGCGCGCTCTCCTGGTCACGCCGTGAGACCTGTCCATAGCAGTTATTTGAACGAATACGGCAGTCTCTGCCACCGTCCTTAATCCACCAGCGAATCGCCTCACACGCTCCCCTGCGATCACCTGCATTAATTCGTTTATAAAACGTCGACGGGAAACACTTACCGGGACCAATGTTGTACGGACAGAATGACGCGATCCCCGCTTTCTGGGGTTCACTCAATGGCACTCTGATGTTTTTCTCCACCCATGCCAGCGCCTTATCACGCTCAATGGCGTTAACCCGGTCGCATTTTTCCTTCGACAACTTCATGCCCGGAACGACAGGTTTGCCATCCACCAGGATGGCACCGCGGCAGATGGTCCAGATACCCGCGCCATCACGGTATGCCGTGGTGTGGTTACCTTCCTTTTCATCCAGAAACTGGTCGAGAATGTCAGGCGCAGGCGCACCAGCGGCAATCAGCGCCAGAACGGCAGCCGACAGGCCGTATCTGATTTTTGCGTTCATGGATATTTATCAGGATTTATCGGTTTCTGAGCCCTGGATATGTTTATCAGTTCCAGCCTGTTGCCTCAGGCTGCTAACAGGTCAATACAATCATGAGGATTATTTATGGACAATAACACCATTTCTCTACAGGAGTTGCTCGACAGCATTTCCAGGCTTCGGGAAGACGTGAATACCCTTACCGTCGCCTTCTCATATCTGGCATTCTCAATTCCAAGGGAACAGATGCAATCAACGCTGGCATCAATCCAGTTTGAATCATGCAATCCCAAATGGTCTCAGGAACAACAAGACTCTTTCAGGCGGCTTGCTGTATTACTGGATGAAAAATATGCTGGTAAAATTACCATTTCGGCGGACTCTTCAGAGAACCCGTAATTATTCCCGGTAGTTTTCCTCTGTAGGTTATCAACACATCCTGCGCCTCTAAAATTACGGGGCGCTTTTCCGGCGACTGCTCATCCCCTTCACATAACCCGGCAGCAACATCCAGGAAGACCTGTCTGATGCTCCTTCTGGCTGCTGCCTCATAAAACTCCAGCGCGGCACCTTCAACACGGTCCAGCGAGATGTCCAGGTCAAAAATTTCACCGTCAAAGCGTTTTTTGTCCCGTAACGCTAAAGTTACCGTAACTTTATTCTCAAAATTGCGGATCCCTTTCACAATCAGTTCATAGTTTTGAGTCATTGAATTACTCTCCCCGTGCAGCCTTACGACGGTCCTCTCTGATTTTGAAATACAGGTTAGTCAGATATGTCAGCAGCCCAAACAGCAGACTCCCCAGCACGCCTATTGCCGCCCACTGAGACGGGGAAACCCTGTCCAGCAACTGCAGGAACCAGTAGCCCGTTCCCACCGCTGACGTGGTGTATGACACACCTGTTGTGATTTTTTCCATCTGGTACATACCCCGTCTCCCGCAATCCGGAAGCTCACAACAACAAGTGGGGCATCAGCTCACACCGACACCCCCTGCGCATGGTTACATCATCATTTCGCCGTCAGGCTGAGGCTCTTCACTACCGTCAGGCTGAGACCCGACGCCATCTGAAACAGTACTGTCATCCGCAATGCCTTCCGGCTCCGGAACCGCTGGTACGCCCAGCAGCTCATCCAGAATGGCATCCACTTCTGCATCAAGACGCGCCTCAAGGTTCTGGCGGAGTTTCTGTTTCAGTGCGCTCAGGACTTCTTCAGAGCGCAGGACTTCCTTCACTGCCTCAGCAGTGACCAGGGATGTGATTTCTGACATGGGATTTTCTCGTTGAAAGGTGTTGTCAAGAAAGTGACTACGGAATGAGCGGATCTTCGGGTTTGCTTCCGGCTGACTGACTGGCGCTGATTCTCTCAGCGGCCCTTTTATCAATCTGCCTGCGCCAGAAATCGCGCACTGCCCTGTACCCACCCGAAAGAAGATACATAACACAGACTGCCGTACAGAAGTACAGCATTAACTGGTTCAGAAATGTCATGGTTTCTCACCGTGATAGTTGACATGATTTACTTATTTTTGTAGAAAAATATCGCAAACTTCGGTGTCATCGTGGTCGTTTTACCAGCCGCCAGCATTCATGTAGTGGACACAGTTCATCCCTTTCCTTCATTGCTGGCGGCCTTTTTTTATCATGCCGCGGCATCCGCGTTGTTCACTTCCACCTTCACACTGTCAATCAGCAGCGTATATGTCGCCGCCTTTGATATGCCTGTCAGTTGCAGTTTGTCCGCCGCCCCTGATGCCGGAGATTTCACCAGTGTGAACGGCGTCCCCCGTTTCTCATCCAGTACCGGCGTCACCTGAATGCTGTTGTTTCCGGCAAACTCAAAAGCCAGTGTGTGCCATCCGTTATCAAAGACCCCGAACGTATCCAGCTTCGCATTCGGCTTCTTGTGGTGCATCGCGTTCAGGTTCGTCGCATCCGTCTGCAGGAAGAAGGACATCAGCATGTCGTTGCCTTCCTCTGCCAGCGTCACTCCCTCCGGCAGGGACGACAACTGCCAGTAAATGCCCAGGGCAAACTGATTCGGCACCAGTGAACCCGGCAACTTAAACCGTACGCTCACACGTCCTCCTTTCTTCAGCAACTCTGCCCCCTGCCCGGCTGCATCATGCTCCAGAAACCAGATGTGGTTTTCCGGTTTATTCAGTTGCAGGGCCTTACCTCCCGTAGCCCCCGCATCACTGACCACCGCTTCAGCAATGTTTTTGTTAACATTGTCTCCGCTCGCCGGTTTGTGATAATAGCGCCAGCCCTGTGATGCCAGGTCTTCGCCGGACGCCAGCAGACTCATCAGGGTTCGGTTACTGACCGGACCTTCCGGCTCTCTCTCCGTACCTTCACCGGAAGGTCCGGTGGGCTTCACCGTATCAGGCTGTTTTCCGGTAATGAATTCAGCGGTTCTCCCGGCATGCACAAGAATCGCCGTTGCCAGACGGTCGGAAATAATCCCACGACGTGCCCATGATCCAAAATGCGTTTTACGGTCAGCCGTCGTCCAGGTTTTGGCGTCCGTTCGACCACCGGCTCCGTAATACCCAATATCCGCAACATCCGGATCTTCTGACGGCTCGTTGGTACCCACATTTCGCCCGTTTTCATCCGTCATAAACGGCACAAAGAAGATTTTTTTTGCGGATTTCGTCTTATATGCACCATACACCGCATCGTATTGCGAAGAATAAGTCTGCTTCCAGTAGTAGGTCGTGTCGCCACAAATCCAGGGAACTGATGACGGAGAGCCCCCGAGACACTGACCTCCGAATTCCGACAGGTCAGAACGATATTTTTCCACCATGGAATCAAACAGCCCCGGCTGAGTGGCGTATGCACCCTGTTTCAAATCAAACTCGCCCTGCATCCAGACCACTGCAAGCAGAATATTTTTAGGGTTGGCCTTCAGTGCGGCCTGAGTACGGGTAAGCAGGTCCTTGTACAGTGGCTTATCTACACCCCAGCGTGCCGAGGTCTCGCTTGCGCCGGTGGATTCGCTGAAGGTACCTTCATCGCCCGCCAAAAATGCAGAACCACCACGGCAGCACGGAACCAGAAGAATACCGGCATTCGCCGGAATAAACGACAACAATTTCTTCGCGATATGTAATCCCTGCCCCACGCATCCATACTGAGCTGCGCTGGCTTTCGGGTGTGAAAACTTACTCAAATCCTGAACATCATGCAGGCAGTGGTCCGCAGGAATAATGTCATTGTAGTTACAGGACGCACCACCCGGCGTGACAGTGCTGCGACGCGCCAGCTGTTTAATACGCGGGTCCGGACGGTCATATGTCTCCGGCAGCGGAAGCCCTTCACCATACGCCATACCGTTTGACTGCCCGGCCAGGGCAACAACAAAGTAATACTCCGGGTTGCTGGTAGTGCTGATAACTGCGCCTTCTCCATCCGACGGCTTCACCACCACAGGTGTGGTGACATCACCTTCCGCCGCAATGGCCTGCATCAGGGTATAAGGCGTGATGGCCACCGGACTGCCAAATGGCTGCCACCCCTCCTTCAGTTTTTGTGTCAGTCGTTTCGCAAGGTCTGACGGCGATGCCGCCCTGACCACGTCATAGTGTTTAAATGCCATGAATCCTCCCGGCCGGGATAATATTGTGAGTAAAATAAGGAGCGGGCTGAAGTCCGGAAGTTACAGGACAATGGCAGAAGAGAGACGACAGCCCGCAATTCGAAAAAGACCGCGCAGTTGCGCAGCCTTATGAATTCTGGTTAAAATCCATTCGATTATAAAAATGTATATCTCATGCTGTTGCCCGAACCCACTCGGGCTTTTTTTTGCCCACAAGAAAGCCCCTCCGGAGAGGGGCTGGAGAGTGGCACTATGTGCCATTGCATGGTGCCGGGTGCCTCCCGGTGAATTCAGTACCAGCACCTGAATCCGCGATTATCCCATATACCTACTCGCTGATTGCCCCTCCGCACAGGGGGATTCACCATGCCAGTTTCTTTTAACAAACTCCCCGCAAACCAGACAACAGTCAACCGCCTGAATTGTGAGACATTTAAAAAAAAGCCCGCAAAAGCGAGCCAGGGAAAATAAGTGTGGCACGTTCTACTGTATTCGAACCAGTGACCGATTGCTTAGAAGGCAATTGCTCTGTCCGGCTGAGCTAACAACGCAGGATACAGATAATGAACCGCCTTCGGGGACCCGAACTCCGCGCAACCAGCTTCGAAGGCTGGCGCTCTTTCCTGATGAGCTAATGGCGGTATGTGATGGTGGCCCTTGCTGGATTTGAACCAGCGACCTGGCGATTATGAGTCGCTCGCTCTCACCACTGAGCTAAAGGGCCGAGCCAAAAAATAATAATCAGATGAAAATCAATAATCAAGCCCTTGCCTGGATACATATCTGTCTGGCGGGAAGCCATAATAGCGGTGAAATACAGAAATAAAGTAGGACCTGCTTGAATAACCGCATTTTTCTGCTATAGCCTGTCCATATCCATGCCGGGAACATAACATATTTACAGCAACACGCATCCGCTCTTCCAGCAACAAGCGACTGAACATGCCCCCTTCATTTTTCAGTTTTGTCTTTAACAAACTCTCACTCATATGCAACTGTAGAGCAATCGCACCAAGCGTCCAGCTTGCTGATATATCTGTCTGAATTATCGCCCTGACTTTGGCACTTATGCTGGATAAACATCCACTTAAAAACAATGACATCCGTTCATCTGTTTCAAACAGAGACAGGCAGGCCATCATAAGAAACATATCCGTGGCCTCTCCGGAAAATCCCTGGCTGGTAATTAAAGCCGCAGCCAACGCAGGATTGTTGGGTTCCAGCAACAGGTAAAGCGGAATGTCAGTCAGACGAGTCCTCGTCAGCTTATGCTGACTTTCCAGATATTGACTTACGACGGATTCGCTTATATCGACAATTTTAACTTTGCCATAATGCATAAGGAAAAGCTCCCTGATGCATTTGGTGGCCAGAACAACTGAGCCTGGCTTAAGTGACAACGTATCCTTTTCAAGAAAAATATTAATTGGGGAGCAAACCATGATAACTGAACAGACAACAGCCATTATAATTTTACTTTCATTAGCAATTGGTTAGCTCAATTATAGCCCCAAAAGGTAAATTATCATCAACACATAAGCAAAGGACTGACAGGTGTCGCCCCCCCACCAGCCGCCCATTCACCACAAATAAAAAGCCTTCAGGACTGAAGGCGTCTGTAACAACCGCACTGATAGTCTGCCAGACCCGCCATAACAAGCTGGGTCAGTATTAACTGGCAGCGTTCGCGTGAAAGGTAAGTATTCTGCGCAATCTCCCCGACTGTCGCCGGTTCGGTAACGCTTAATTCATCAAACACAACTCTGGCGGTTTCTGTCATATCCTGCTGTTTCAGCATGTCTTTTTACCCTTTCCGGTTAACGTGACATACCAATAACTCTTGTCTAAAAAGCCAGCAAGATAAAAAGCCAGTATTCACGACCACCAGCGTGTTTACTGTACTGCACCAAGTTTACAGGTACAAAAAACCCGCTCAGTGGCGGGTTTAAGTTGTGTGGCGAAGTAACCACTCTTAACACACTAATAGCATTTTTGTTATAACACAAGTAGCTCATTCAGTATTTTTAGAATCTTGACTTTCTTAAGCACGGCGAACTCTGAATACCAAACATAAAATCAATTATCTTCCAGGCCGGATGCTATCAACGAAAGCCTCTCAAAAAACGCTGTAGCAGCCTTGTCCAAAGTTGAATAAGTACTGTATTCTCCGTGTTCGGGACCAACCACTACCCATGGTCGTCTTTTTGGGATTCGGGACTTCTCAGAAATCACTGTTCCAGATATACCAATATCAATTGTTACACCTGTTATTATTTTCTCTTCATCTCTTTCCCTGAACTCAATTGCCATAAATGCCGTTTTTTTTCGTTTCCCGTTTTTAAAAAAATCAAATAAAGCAAAGCGATGCTCATTAAAATCAACACCCCATCGTCCTTCAGGATAAAGGGCATGAAAGTTGTCATTTACGCTCTGCATCGTCTCATAAGCTTTAACTTCTAAATCTCCATAGTGCATAGATACCGCGCAGGAGTCACTGGGTAACTGTATTTTCCCAAGATTGAAAACCTTTACTGCTCCAGAACTATGGCATCTTGCCCGCAATTTATCCCCATTTATACTAATCGGAGAAATATTCCTTAATGTTCCGGGCTGGCTCCCTCCTAAGTAAACGACTGTTAAAGATTGCTTATTTTCAATTGCATCAACTAATACATGCTCTACATTTTTATCCATAATAACCTCCCAATGAACAGGGGTAATGACTCCAACTTATTGATAGTGTTTTATGTTCAGATAATGCCCGATGACTTTGTCATGCAGCTCCACCGATTTTGAGAACGACAGCGACTTCCGTCCCAGCCGTGCCAGGTGCTGCCTCAGATTCAGGTTATGCCGCTCAATTCGCTGCGTATATCGCTTGCTGATTACGTGCAGCTTTCCCTTCAGGCGGGATTCATACAGCGGCCAGCCATCCGTCATCCATATCACCACGTCAAAGGGTGACAGCAGGCTCATAAGACGCCCCAGCGTCGCCATAGTGCGTTCACCGAATACGTGCGCAACAACCGTCTTCCGGAGCCTGTCATACGCGTAAAACAGCCAGCGCTGGCGCGATTTAGCCCCGACATAGCCCCACTGTTCGTCCATTTCCGCGCAGACGATGACGTCACTGCCCGGCTGTATGCGCGAGGTTACCGACTGCGGCCTGAGTTTTTTAAGTGACGTAAAATCGTGTTGAGGCCAACGCCCATAATGCGGGCTGTTGCCCGGCATCCAACGCCATTCATGGCCATATCAATGATTTTCTGGTGCGTACCGGGTTGAGAAGCGGTGTAAGTGAACTGCAGTTGCCATGTTTTACGGCAGTGAGAGCAGAGATAGCGCTGATGTCCGGCGGTGCTTTTGCCGTTACGCACCACCCCGTCAGTAGCTGAACAGGAGGGACAGCTGATAGAAACAGAAGCCACTGGAGCACCTCAAAAACACCATCATACACTAAATCAGTAAGTTGGCAGCATCACCAATGAACAGGTATCATCAGGAGGTTATAATAAAATATGATTATTTACTTTGATTGAATTTATTACTATATGTAACAATCAATTTCTAAAGATACCCCCAACATTGCCAGACAACCGTCAATAAACCCTTCAGCTTTCTGCAGTCTGATAACAACCTGATTAAGTGATATCCCCAGTTTTACCCCCAACACCCGTAATGTAACCCCATACACATAATACATTTCCAGTAATTCGTATTGATACGGTTCCTTTTTCTTAAGAACTGTCATCGCAGAGCTAATGATCAGGCCATCGTCATCGCTACATTGCGGGCGGGATTTTACTTTCGAAGGAATTAATCCCTTAAAACCTGCAGCAACAGATGACCATTCCACATCCTCGTGATTATTTGCCACCCATGCCCCCCAACGTTCAAGAACCATTTGAATATCACGCATCAACTTTCTCCACAAAATCAGGCCAGCACGCCTATTGCCAGCGCACGATCGATAAAACGAAATATCAGCTCCAGTTGGGAGCCATACTTCTCTTCAAATGCCACGGTATCCGCATGCAGCTCGTCGTGATGCTTTCTGCACAAAGGCAGCACGAAGAGGTCATGCGCTTTTGTACCCATTCCCCCCTGACCGTGGCCTATCAGGTGGTGGGGATCATCAGCAGGCTTTCCACAACATGCACACGGCTGCGTCTTAACCCAGCGCGTGTACTTTTCATTAACCCAGCGGCGACGTTTGGGGCGTAACATAAAAGACTCCGGCGACTCCGGATCCACTTTCAGCGCCAGCACCTTTTTCGCTTTATCCTGGATGATGCTGGTGGCAGGAACCGAAGGCACAAGGTCACTTTCCCGGGTGACAGACGGCACAACAGGCTTCGGTAATCTCAGTGCCTTACGGGCTGCACTTTCCGGTAAGGCATCCGCCAGGTCATTACGAATCAGCCACCAGCACAGTTCCGGCATTGTCACAACGTGACTGTCATCAAAACCGAGATCCCGACGCACAACAGACAACACCCAGCGGGCACAGTTATCCGTTGCCATTGATTCCAGCCGTTCCGTGAACTGATCGCGCAGCTGGTTATCGCAGTGCCAGCACAGACGGATTGCACCCGGAGCGTGTCGCATTGTGGTCATGTTCTCGCTGTGCCATCCGGAATGAGGCCACTGGCAGCCTTTTTCACGAAGTAACCAGCTTTCAAGACATTCCACGCCACCAGCACGACGGATCACTGCCTCATGGCGGAACACGGCCCGAACGGCAGGATCATCCGCCAGCGGTTGTGATGCCGCCGGAACGGCACCACTGGCGAAAGATGAATAACGCTCCGGCTCAGGCTCCAGCAGGACACGCCCCTGCATAAACAGGGGCATCAGCTCTGAACCTGGCCTGAACAATACGATCCCCATACGCGGGGCAATTTCAGGGGTCAGTAGTGCTCTCACAGTCACCTCAATGAACGGTATCGAGCAGCTTTAACAGCTCAGGAAATCGGGATTCGAAGAAATGCGGCTGCGTCTCGCGCGGATTTGCAGGACTGGTGATGTTCTTGCCGAACATGCAGCCTTTCGCGGTCAGCGACCAGAATTTTTTGATGTTGTTAATCGCGGTACGGCTGTATCGTTCGCGTTGTTCAACGATCCCCAGCTTCGCCATCTGGTGATATGCCTGATTAGCCGTCAGGCGGATACCATACTGCTTCAGCAGTGCACTCAGCGACAGCGTAGGGCGGCTTGAACCATCTGGCGCATCAGCAGGTGCATCAATGGCATAGATCGGCATAAGTTCAGGAAGACCAGCTACCTTTGATAATTTCTGGTATGCACCAAGTTTCGAGGAGTTTGACAGATTTAGAGTCTTTGCTGCTGATTCAAGCAGAATGACCCCGGATTTAATTTTGTCGGATGTGGTTTCTTCTGGTGATGAATTATGAAGCGCATCAAAAGTACGTATCACTTTTAAGCTGAATGCCGGGCTGATCCACATTGCATATGCATAGACCAGCTCTTTACAGACATACGTCCCACCATTGCGCCCCTGAATGGTGATGACAGGAATACTACGGGAATCTCCCGTAGTTTCTTCTTCCAATAATTCCACAAGAGCCTTCGTTTCAGGACGACGCATAAACTCGTGAACTTCCAGCGAACGGGAGGAGCGATTCTCACCAGCGGCAAGAAGAGCAGCTTTCTGAAGGTCGTTAAGACAGTAGTTAGATTCGAAGTACTGGCGCACAGAAACGCCATCAATTACAAGCAACTGATTCATTGGTTTCTCCACAAATTTTTATCCACGAGCGGGACTGCACTCCCTTTTCGTTGATGCAGGATGAACTTACTGCGATTTTTAATAGTTATCAAGGATACACTGTTCATAAATACAGTATCTTTAACGAGGTAATACCCAAATTTAGGGTGTTGCTCAATTCCGTTACCGAGTTGCTAATTTGCAACTCGCTTTTTCGTACTTACTGATAGTGATCTCGACCTTCCCCTCCGGGATAACCGGTCCCCACTCCACCAGCATTCTTTTCACCTGACTGTCGTCTTCCCACACACCCGCGTGGGTCAGGGCGTCAAACAGCGCCTTGTTATAGTTGTCCAGATCGCGGATCCGGTTATCCGGAGGAAACAACACGATCTCCACTGAAGCAGGTGCCGACGTTGGTTTCGGCAGACGACGTAACTGCTCAACTATTGCTGCACACGCCGCGCTCTGGAATTTTCGCCCCGCCGCGCTTATCAGGCTCTTACCAGCAAACGCCCCTTTGTTGGGGTGTCGCCAGTACGTGTTCACGCTGGGCGGAAAAGGCAGTATTAGCTTCATACTTTCAGGCCCCTCTCATGTAACCAGTGGGTTGCACGCAGCCTTGCGTTTTCCTCACCGGCAAGCAGTGCGCGGATAATCCCGACCGCCTCGCTGTCGTCGTCCTTCATCGCAGTATGAAGCGTTATCCCCCGGGCCACGCCACGCTTTATCGTGATGACGCCTTTTTTCTCCAGTGCGCGAAGATGCTCCACCGCTGCATTCACCGAACGGTATCCCAGCATGGTTGCCACCTCCTGATTGGTTGGCGGGAAGCCACGTTCTTTCTGATAAGAAATCAGCATATCCAGCACCTGCTGCTGGCATTGAGTTAACGTCGTCATGCCGCCATCTCCCTGACCAGTTTTTCCGCCTGCTGGCGAACCTGCGCCAGAAACGCCTCACCACATGCCTCAAGTTCATCGCGCCCTATGTAGCTGATTGCCGGTCCCTTCCAGGTCTTGTCGAAAACAGCAATAGCACCAGCGAAGAAAGCACCTGTTGGCACCTGCTTTTCGTCTTTCGGGATAAACCAGGCAGGCAGTTCAAAACCAATACGCCCGCGAATAAAAGCAATATGATCTGCATCTTCCGGCCACCACACTTCGCTGGTGGCAGCTTTGATCAGGAAAACATAGCGCCCGCCTTTATCACGCATGGCACTGGCATGTTTCATGATGTAACGCATGCCGGTGATGTATTGCCCCTCATGCTGACTGGCGCGGCTGTACGGGGGATTACCAAAGGCAGCACCTTTAAGCTCCGCAAGACGTTCAGACCAGTCATGCGCCAGCGCGTTGTCTTCCGCAGTGTAATAAGCGGCACATTTGGCGTTATCACCATCAGTGAACAGATCCAGAACAAACGGGCCAAACAGGGTGTTAATTCCCCAGAAAATGTTGTCCGGCGTGCGCCACTGATCGCCCACTTCCTTCAGTTCATGGGCTGGTTTGTTCCGCAGCTCCACCAGCGCCTGGCAATATTTATTACTCATTAAGCCCCCACGTAATTCCCTGACAGATACCACTCTTCACCCGATGCAGCGCGCTTGCTGCTTTTCCGTAAGCACCGCTCACGATGCGCCAGAAAATTGTTTCGTTCTGGCTGGGAGTGGCTTTCACGGAATGCCTCCATCCACACCGTTGCAGCTCGACGGAATAAGCCCCTGGACTCCAGTTCTTCCGCCTGGCGAGTCAGGCACAAAATCACCTGCGGGTCGTTAGTGCCGACACAGAAATTGCGCACAGGTCTGGTTTCACGAACTGGTTGTGGTTCCGGCTCCTGTGCTCTCTCAGTCAGGCGCGGGAAATGTCTGCGTGTATCTCCTTCACAACGGTGAGCCACACGCCCACTCTGACGTAACTTGCTTGCTGACTGCAGAACGCGCTGCCGTGAGTAACCTGCAAAAGCATCCGCAATGTCTCCGGAAGTACACCCCGGATGGGCTTCAATGAATTTCTGAACTTCATTCAAAAGACTCATGATCACCCCCTGAATCCTGCCGGGATCTGGCTGTAGTCCACGTTGTCGTAACTGGCTTTGAAGTACGGGTCCTCGCGTCTGGCTGCAGATACCGCAGGAACTTCCCAGGATTCTTCGAAATGACGATCCGGACCAAAGAACGTGACAGCCTGTTTCACAAATTGTGTGCCGCTGTTACCCATCGCAGATACCCAGCCCGCGTAGCGTTTCACACCTTCCAGCATGGTTTCGGGTTTTACCCCCTCATTCAAACGGGCTTTCCAGGCTTTGAAGGCTGCAGATTTTGAATTGCCACCAGCACGTTTGGGGTATGCCAGCCATGCCTGCTCAAACTCCGGAGAGTATTCCGGTCGGTTTGAACGAACTCGCACAGACTCATCAGCAGATGCACCAACAGCTATTGGTTCATTGACTGGTTCTTTGACTGGTTCAAAAGAGTGACTGGTTCTGGGTGAATCTCCTGCACCACCCCCTGGTGCAACTCCTGCACTACCTGGTGAATTTGCTGCACCAGATAGTGAATTATTTGCACTACCCCCTAGTGAATCTCCTGCACCATCAAGATGAAGGAGATAGATATTACTTGAGTTACCTTTTTCACCTTTCCGGGTGACTTTTTTTACCAGCCCGGACTCACAAAGGGCCGCAATATGATTCATCACAGAACGTTTGCTAATCTCGCACTGGTCAGCAATATGCTGGTAGCTGGGCCAGCACTCACCCTGATCGCTGGCATTATCAGCCAGCTTGATCAGAACCAGTTTTCGCAATGGATTACCCACTCGAATTTTCATCGCTTTAACCATCAGCTCCATACTCATGCTGCACCTCCGAGATGCTTCATGTTTTTTCCGGAGCAAAAGGCTATAAGCGGCATACTGATGCGGTAATTACGGCCCAGCGGTTCACAAATCACCTTCTGACATTCACGGTCAACCAGGCTAACACGTAGAACATGCCCTGCAGGCGTGGTGTACCACTGACCCGGACGAGGACAACGGAAAGTATGATTGGTAAACCGTTTGAAAATATTCCGGATCATTTGCGCCCCCTTACCTCTGAAGGGTTCAGCGACAAATTTATGAGACTGGCCAGTAGCGCCGCGTCGTTGATGCGGTCATACAGACTTACAGCCAGCGGGGATTCGGCTTTTGCCAACATGGGATAAAGCTGCTGCAGCCAGACCTGATGAATTGATGAAATGTAGGAATAGAGAACGCTGGCGTTATGTGCAACGTCGCTCAGTACAGAGGGATTTGAAAGCTGTTTCTCCATCTGGTTAAAGGCATTGATGTATGCCTCTTTGAACCGGGCAGCACGTTTCCCCGTGAAGCCCATGGCAAGAAACGCAAAACCGTCGCGGGTGATTTGGTAACAAGGGAGTTTGCGGCCTGTGCAATCGGTGTAATCACTGGGCTGAAAATTCAGCTCAGTGAATTCAACAGAGCACTCAAGCGTCTGGATTTTTTGAATAACGTTTTTGTGCTGCTTGCAGAAATATTCGGCAACGGCCAAAGAAGAGGTAACAGCCTTCCCATGGATAACATCAATTTTAGGGTGAGTTTGGGTAGGGGTGGTTGCCATAGTGACATCCTCATGTGCGAATTTTGAAAACTCACCACATGGGACGCCAATCACAGAGGTGGTGAGACGTACAGGGTTGGCGTAACCGGTCGCACATGACCCCGGCGCATCTTTCGATGCCCCTGCACGCCCCACCATAATTTGGATGTGAGGAAACGTGCGCAAAAAAACCGCTGAAGCGCGGTTATGCGCATGTGCGAATTTCAGGACGCCAATCCCGGCACCCGCTTTATAAGGTGCCTGAACAGTGTAACGTCCCGGAATTGCAGAATCAATATGCTGGTGGTCCTTCACACTCAACAAAATCACGCCTGAATTTCCACAAAGGACTAAAGCACTCATGCGGGTAGTCTTTGCGAAGATAGATAACGCGCTGTGTTTCTGGCTCCCAACGAATAACATGGACATAAAGCCCTCTTCCGTCACGAAACCAGCGGTTAAGTTCCTGCACAACTCGCCCCCCACAGTCAGGTAAAGTTCTCTGTGGTTACTTACAGCCAGGTGATTTGGTAATCTGCATTCATGCCGTAACAACAGGTGTTCAGCGACGCTGACCACCAGCTGTTGCGACAAACGGTTATTTGCCGTTAAACTATTCATGCGTTAGTTTCTCCACAACCAGAAGCAATCGACGCCACGACGCCCGGAGCTGCACACTCGCGGGCGTTACTCTTTTCTGGAGCGCAGAAGATTTTGTAGACCAGTGCTGCATGCTCCTGGAGCTTCGAAATTGAAAGATACAGTTCGTCGTTAATTGCTGTCTTCTCATGCGGTTCCACTACACCGTCTTCGATTGCTGAACGAATCTGTCTGGAATAACTGCCGATCTGTTCAATGACTTCCAGCAGGCGCTGGTTTATATCGGCGTTCTCTACTGCCTCAATTTCAGGAAGCGATACGAACACCCCACCAGCAGACTGTGCGACAGCATCCGCAATGTAGTGAGTGCCAGCCGCACGCTGTAAAACCATTGCCCATCCCAGCGGGAAAATCTGATCGCCATCTGCACGAAGGCGGTTGAATAATGCGTTCTCTGTTACATCCAGCCACTCAGCAGCTTCAGCGTAACCCCCCGGCAACGCCGCGATAGTTTTTCTGACAGCTTTCACGTACCACTCAGGCTGTTTTTCTACTTTCCAGTGATGCTTACCCACGGTTAGCCTCATCGTTCTGTGGTTAAAAATTGAAGGTGTTCTGTTAATCTTTCGGATAGATATCCGGTCTTAAGTCAGATTTCGTAATTGCACCTGACGTGCATTGCTCAAGTTTTTTAGCCAGCACAAAACTGGCTTTTTTATAACCATTGAAAACCAGCCGTAAGTAGCCTGGTGTTGAGCCAACTTTTCCGGCCAACTCGCCCTGCTGTTCTTTGGTTAAAGAGTCCCAATACGCTTTCATACAATATGTACCTCCGATATACATATTACATGATTGAGATGAACCTTCAAGATACTTGTACCCTATCGGTACAAAGGTTTTAATTTCGTTATGAAAACAGTCCATGACATCCGGCGGTCTAACGCCAGAAAACTGAGAGATGGTGTTGGCGGGAATTCTTCCTTTGCCACCATGATTGATCGCGAGCCAACCCAGACCAGCAGGTTTATGGGAGATGGTGCTACTAAAAATATCGGTGACAGCATGGCACGGCACATCGAAAAATGTTTCGACCTGCCTGTCGGATGGCTTGATCAAGAACACCAGACAACAAACATCACAAAAAAACCTGATGTTTCAATTACTAACAAACAAATAACGTTAGTCCCTGTCATATCATGGGTACAGGCCGGAGCATGGAAAGAAGTTGGCTATTCTGAGGTTGATTTGAGCACAGCAGAAACTTATCCCTGCCCTGTACCCTGTGGCGAAATGACTTATATCTTGCGGGTGATTGGTGATTCAATGATTGATGAGTACCGCCCGGGAGACATGATTTTTGTTGATCCCGAAGTCCCTGCCTGCCACGGTGACGACGTTATTGCATTGATGCACGATACAGGCGAAACCACCTTCAAGCGATTGATAGAAGATGGAACACAGCGTTATCTCAAAGCATTAAACCCAAACTGGCCTGAGCCTTACATTAAGATTAACGGTAATTGCTCTATAATTGGTACAGTAATTTTCTCAGGAAAACCAAGAAGATACAAAATAAAGGCCTAATCAATATTTATAACCTGCTTCGGCAGGTTTTTTTATACTTGACAATGTACCCTTGAGATACATAATGTATCTAAAAGAAACATGCCACAGGCAAGATTAAACAAAATTTGGTTGTAACACGGCGTATGGCACATGCGTCGTTAGCGGTCTGGGGACGTTAAAGGGGACAATCCACTCCTTGCTCGGGCAAACAAACCAGGTAGCCGGAATGTGCAAGTCAATGATGATGCTGATAAGACGCCTAACCAGCGTGGCGATTCGGTTTGACGCCTGGGAAGAGACCAGGACGCAACGATGAGAGCATTGACGAGCAAGGCATAAGTGCTGGTTCAATTCCAGACAGTCCCATTCAGATGGGAGGGTTGGGCAGGGAAAAGGTCCGTTCGATTCGGACACCGGCAATGCTCTCAGCGTTGTGGTGAATGCGCAGGCTGATGCGCGAAAGACATTGCAGCTATTGCGGAAAAGAGCTGTTCGGCGGGGCAATTAAACGCCCGTGAGAGTCTGAAATAACCGCAAGCCGGAGATCAGCACCGGCACCACAACAGCCACTGCTTTGGCGGTACCAGTTTGTACACTTACTTCCGGCTGGTACCGCTCTTTTTACAAAACAGAGAAGAGCATCACCGGACGACGGGCTCATAACCCAATCCATCCGGGCGGCTGCCACCGCAGGTGTTCTTCTCTGTTTTGTGGAGAAACTAACCGACCTTGCAGGGTCGATATGATGAGGAGCAGCAAAATGGCTAGCGAACGCAGTACTGATGTGCAGGCATTTATCGGGGAGCTGGACGGCGGCGTATTTGAAACCAAAATCGGCGCAGTTCTCAGTGAAGTCGCTTCCGGTGTGATGAACACGAAAACCAAAGGTAAGGTCTCACTCAACCTGGAAATCGAACCATTTGATGAGAACCGTGTGAAAATCAAACACAAACTCTCATATGTTCGCCCGACTAACCGCGGGAAAATTTCCGAAGAAGACACCACCGAAACGCCGATGTATGTCAATCGCGGTGGTCGCCTGACTATTCTGCAGGAAGACCAGGGACAATTACTGACTCTTGCCGGTGAACCTGACGGAAAACTACGCGCAGCAGGTCATTAATATCGTTCTTAATTAACTGATTATTTATCTCATCACTGAATATCTTTATATAGTGAGGACTTATTATGTCTCAGAACTTAGACGCAACCGCAATTAATCAAATCCATGCCCTTATTTCTGCTCAGGGTGTTAATGAAATTATCAGTAAGATTGGTGCCGATGCTGTGGCATTGCCTGAGAATTTCCGCATTCATGATCTGGAAAAATTTAATTTAAATCGCTTCCGTTTCCGTGGCGCGCTTTCCACTGCCAGCATCGATGATTTTACCCGTTATTCTAAAGATCTTGCAGATGAAGGCACCCGCTGCTTTATCGATGCTGATAATATGCGTGCCGTCAGTGTGCTTAACCTGGGTACTATTGATGAACCAGGTCACGCAGATAACACCGCCACTCTCAAACTGAAAAAGACAGCACCGTTCTCTGCCCTGTTGTCTGTTAACGGCGAGCGTAACTCCCAGAAGTCACTGGCAGAATGGATTGAAGACTGGGCCGACTACCTTGTGGGCTTTGATGCTAATGGTGACGCCATTCAGGCAACAAAAGCGGCTGCGGCAGTCCGTAAAATCACGATTGAAGCAAACCAGACCGCTGATTTTGAAGATAATGACTTCAGCGGCAAACGCTCCCTGATGGAATCTGTCGAAGCGAAGACCAAAGACATTATGCCAGTGGCATTTGAATTTAAATGCGTTCCGTTTGAAGGGCTGCAAGAACGTCCGTTTAAATTACGCCTCAGCATTATCACTGGCGATCGTCCTGTACTGGTTCTGCGCATTATTCAGCTGGAAGCAGTGCAGGAAGAAATGGCTAACGAATTTCGTGATCTGCTTGTTGAGAAATTCAAAGACAGCAAAGTAGAAACCTTTATTGGTACTTTTACCGCCTGATTTCCTTACTGCAAATGCCCCTGCGGGGGCATTTATGGAAACATAATTGACTCAATAATCGCCTGATGGCGAGGGTTTTCTTTAACCAAAATTCAGCGCGGTGCAGCGCATATACGTGGAGAACAAAATGTCATTTATTAAAACTTTTTCCGGGAAGCATTTTTATTATGACAAGATAAATAAAGACGACATCGTGATTAACGATATCGCGGTTTCCCTTTCAAATATCTGTCGCTTTGCAGGACATCTTTCACACTTCTACAGCGTCGCCCAACATGCGGTGCTTTGCAGCCAGCTGGTACCGCAGGAATTTGCTTTTGAAGCGTTAATGCATGATGCAACAGAAGCGTATTGCCAGGACATCCCAGCTCCACTGAAACGCCTTCTTCCTGACTATAAACGGATGGAAGAAAAAATAGACGCCGTAATCCGTGAGAAATACGGGTTACCTCCTGTTATGAGCACGCCAGTGAAATATGCCGATCTCATTATGCTGGCAACCGAACGTCGCGATCTCGGGCTTGATGATAGCTCTTTCTGGCCTGTACTGGAAGGTATCCCGGCAACAGAGATGTTCAAAGTGATTCCACTGTCGCCAGGCCATGCCTACGGGATGTTTATGGAACGTTTTAACGAGTTATCGGAGTTACGCAAATGCGCATGAATGTTTTCGAAATGGAAGGGTTTCTTCGCGGGAAATGTGTACCACGAGATCTGAAAGTGAATGAAACAAATGCTGAGTATCTGGTGCGTAAATTCGATGAAGTACGTGCTGAGGCTCGCAACGAGGGTATTAACTATACCGCAAGCCGTCTTGCTGCGGCTTTCAATCACGGATTTATCAATAAGTCTTTACGTGAAGTTTTCGACGTTACACGCATGATTCTGTCAGCGAAAGAAGAGTTGGCTAATGAACCACACCCGATTGATGGCCTGTCCGGTGAATATGCGGAGAAATCCCTAGAAGAATGGGCGGAACAGCTTCGCAAAGGAGGCAACCAGTGAGCAAGATTGATTATCAAAAGCTTCGTGAAATCGCTGAAAAAACAAAAATTGCTGGTGAAGCACCTGTAATGCCTTTCGATCAGCGAATTAATGCGCTTAACGATTTTATGAAGCACTTTTCGCCAGATATCGCGCTGGTATTGTTGGATGAACGGGAAAGAAACCAGCAATACATCAAACGCCGCGACCAGGAGAACGAGGATATTGCGCTTACGGTTGGGAGGCTGCGCGTTGAGCTGGAAGGCAAAGACAGCAAAATAGCCAATCTTACCGCCGAACGCGATGCTCTTCGTGAAGGTGAGATGGGCGACGCTAGGCATAGCAACACACGGGCCGCAGCTGATATCTACTTCCAACTGGTCGAGGAATGCGAAATTCCTGCTGGCGGATCTCTGGTCGAGTACGTTGACGATATGCGCGAGAAGCTGGAAGCCGCAGAGAAGCGCATTGCAGAACTGGAAGCACGGGAAATAAAACCAGCCAAAGGCGAAGTTCTTGTCGTTGTTTCTGGTTTTACTGGTTGCGGAAAAAGCGCCATCGCCGGGGAAATAGAAATCGCGATGAAGGCTATTGGTGTACCGGTTCAGTGGACTAATGGCGATGTGGAAAAGCGCATGACAGGAGCTGACTGGCTGACAGCGATTGAGATGTACAAACCAACAGTGCGCATCGTGGAAGTTAATGTGCCACGCGCCCCTGGCATTCGCATCAAAGGAGAGTGAGAATGCAAATTTCACCGGTTACTCTTCGTGTTGCGAAGGCGTTTATATCCAGACATCACCGACACAATAAACCCCCGGTGGGGCATAAATTCAGCATTGGTCTGAGAAATGATGCCGGAGAATTGATAGGTGTGGCGACAGCCGGTAGACCTGTTGCACGACATTTGGACGATGGATTAACGCTTGAAGTAAATCGCACATGTACCACAGGAGAACGCAACGCTAACAGCGCGCTTTATGGTGCTGTCTGGCGGGCAGCAAAGGCTATGGGTTATCAACGTTGTATTACGTACACCCAGGCAGATGAATCAGGAGCATCTCTCCGCGCAGCTGGTTTTGTTCGTGTGAAAGAGCTTCCTCCAAGAAAAAGCTGGGCGGAATCAAGCGTCGCCCTGCGGAGTAAACGCGATCCGGTCGGAAACGGTGGTGTTCCTCGTGTGCTCTGGGAAATCAGGAGAATGAGTACCACTGGCATTCGCATCAAAGGAGAGTGATATGACCACTATTACCAGAGAAAGCTCGAAGATTAAATCATTCATCAATGGCTTCCTGAGCGACCCAGCGCACGATAACCAATCCTCAGACAGCCTGCTTGCCAATGTGTTTCGTATCGCACAGGCATCGCTGGAAGCAGAGCCGATAGCGTGGCGATATCGCTATGTGAAAAAAGGCGTTACGGACTCTCAGGGGGAGCAGTGGGTTGGTGACTGGAAATATGTACCGACAAAAGAGGATTGCAACGACAGGCCGAACTATGAAATTCAGGCGTTATTCACCGCTCCACCTGTGCCACTGACACCAGAAGGATTGATTAAAGCAGTGCGCTTCTATGAACAGGTTAAGCGTGAAAATCCGCCAGTCGAAACCGGAGCATGGAAAGACGCTGTTGACTGGGTGCTCAAAGAGGCTTGCCAGGCTGTAAACATTGGTACCAAAGGAGATTGATATGAGCACTTTTACCGACAAAGAACTGATTAAAGAAATCAAAGAGCGCATAGGCAGCCTGGACGTGAGAGACAATATTGAGCGCCGGGCTTATGAAATAGCGTTAGCCTCGCTGGAAGCAGAGCCGGTGGCATGGGTAATGGCTGACGACCTTAGAGATAATGCAATTGTATCTACCCCGGCCTACCCATGTCTGGATGATGCGAAAGAGCGAACAATTGGCAGTTTGATTGCTTTGTACGCCGCTCCGCCTGTGCCGGTAATACAGGCTGATGTCGCGCAAGCAATTGAAAATCTCAAGCAGAAGTTAGTGGAGTGCAATCGCTATAACTACTGCGCAGATGCAGTTAAAGATGTTGAGGATGCCAGCCGCGTCTTGGCACTCCAAAATCAAAATATGTCAGCGCCGATAACGCCGGAGGCCATTGAAAACGCAATTGAATACATCCGCAGTATCGCTTTTCACATCGATGAAGACGATTACCACGGCAAACATATTGCGTATTTCATGCGACAAGCATTGGCCTGGCTGGAAGGGCATTCATGCAGCGACGACAGACTGGGTAAAGCCGAGAATCAAACAGTACACGGCAACCAGGCTGCCGAATCCAATCGCGGTAATGAGTGGACCGGCAATCCTGATATTGATAACGCCATCATCATGCTCGATCGCATAGATACGCTGGAAAGTTGCGATGATGACCGTATTGAGGCGGTTAAGGCTGTTTTGCGTAGACTGGCTGGCAACTATCCGGTAACTCCGGATGGTTGGATAAGCTGTAGTGAGCGAATGCCCGATCAAGATGATTGGATTTTAATTTATTCAAAGCACGGTGAGTATATGGCAGGCCAGGTGCAAGGGGAATACGTGGAGTTGAGCGACGGCACTTTATCGTGGTTAGGGAACGCCTTGTTCTGGATGCCTCTACCAGAACCGCCGCAGGGGTGAAATGATGCTTGGCCTGAAGTATTTTATGTAATTGGTATTGCTATATTTTTATCTGGGGATAAACGAATGTTCTCTCTGATTCAACGTGGTCAGATATACACCGATAGCGCTGGCTATCCAGTAAAAATCATTCGTAGTACTGATCACTCAGTGTTCTTCAAGAGGATGGATGGCTATCCTGGAAGGGTGTGCATCAGAAAATTCAATAATTTATTCGAACACATTGATCACAGAGAATATCACCAGATCCTGGCTGAAACAGAACAGGAAGCTCATCTGAAAAAATTACGGGCCATGAAAAGGAAGTAAACAATGAATAAAGCATTTGAACGATGGGTCCACCAGCGTTACGGCAATCGCTATGATCTGACGCGAGATGTTGACGGTTTCTACTGTCGTGAAGTTGTGAAGCGAATGTTTGAAGTGTGGTGCCACTGCCGTGGATGAAAGTTTTATGAGGTTGGCATGCAGACAATCATCTATCAGATAACCCCCAGCAAATGGTGTACGGAGAGAGTCCTTATTGCATCAACAGGGCTAAAGCCCGGCACCATCGAGCGGGCCAGAAGAAAGTCATGGATGCAGGGAAAAGAATACCGCCATTACGCTGTAGAAGGTGATCCTGGGCATTACAGTGAATGCCTGTACAACATCGAAGAAATTATGCGATGGATCGAAAACCAGAAACAACCAGGTGCCAAAAATGCAAGTTCCGGTTAACCTGTTAATGCTCCTGGACGTCTGGGAGGTTTAATGAGTAACGTATCATACCCGACAGGCGTTGAAAACCATGGAGGATCACTCCGTATATGGTTTCACTATAATGGCAAACGTGTCAGAGAAAACCTCGGTGTTCCTGACACCGCCAAAAACCGGAAGATCGCAGGTGAACTTCGCACTTCCGTTTGTTTTGCAATCAGAATGGGGTGTTTCGACTACGCCACACAGTTCCCTAATTCCCCTAACCTGAAACACTTTGGTCTGGGAAAAAGAGAGATAACCGTTAAGGCACTTTCGGAAAAATGGTTGGACCTTAAGAAAATTGAGATTTGTGCGAATGCACTTAATCGTTACCAGTCAGTAATTAAAAACATGTTGCCTATGTTGGGTGAGAAAAAACTGGTTTCATCCATAACAAAAGAGGATTTACTTTTCGCAAGGAGAGATTTGTTGACCGGTTACCAAAAGCTTTCTAATGGAAAGATTTCTTCCATAAAAGGGCGCTCAGTGGTCACAGTAAACTACTATATGACAACCATAGCTGGAATGTTTCAATTTGCAACAGATAATGGTTATACCTCAGGAAACCCATTTAACGGTCTGGCACCCTTAAAAAAGTCCAAGGTAAAACCAGATCCTCTCACCCGTGACGAATTTATTCGTTTTATTGAGGCTTGCCGTCATCAACAAACAAAAAACCTGTGGATTCTCGCTGTATACACGGGTATTCGTCACGGGGAGCTGGTATCGCTGGCATGGGAAGATATAGATCTTAAAGCAAGGACTATAACCATCCGTAGGAATTATACAAAACTTGGCGAATTCACTCCACCAAAAACCGATGCTGGCACCGGAAGGACAATTCATCTGGTTCAACCAGCTATTGATGCTCTTAAAAGTCAGGCGGAAATGACCATGCTTGGAAAGCAACATTCTGTAGAGGTAAAGCAGAGGGAATATGGGAGAAGTACTGTGCATAAATGCACTTTTGTTTTTAGTCCTCAGGTAATAAAACAGCGGCAGTTTTCCGGACCGCACTATAAGGTTGACTCCATCAGGGAGTCATGGACAAGTATCTTAAAACGCGCAGGTCTGAGACACAGAAAATCGTACCAATCCAGGCATACTTATGCATGCTGGTCACTTGCCGCTGGAGCTAATCCTAGTTTTATCGCAAGCCAGATGGGCCACACAAACGCACAAATGGTATTCAATGTTTACGGAGCATGGATGAAAGACAACAATCACGAACAGATAGAACTCCTTAACAAAAGACTATCTGAAAGTGTCCCATGTATGCCCCATAAGAAAGTGGGGTAAAATAAAAACTTGTAAAATCAGTTAGTTTACCCTTAATCCCTGTCACGTTACGCGCGTGGCAGAGGCGTTACGGA